CCGCCAGTCGAAGGCGGTCCAGCCATGATCCCTACCGGAATAGCGCACATATCGAATACGTGTACTTCCCCAGTCACCGAATTCACCGAGAACGCGCGGACAGCGCGCTCGGGCCTTCTAGGCGGTCGGTACCGGAGCTGGGATCGGACCGTCGCGTTCCGGCCCGCGACTTTTCGGCATCGCGTCGAACTGTGGCCGGCTGTCGAACACGTCAATCCGTTCATCACGCGCCGTGACCGACGCGAGTTGCCCTGCTGGACGCTCATTGTCACCGGTCCTCGCACGCGCTTGTGGGGTTTCTGGTGCAAGGACCGGTTCGGGGAGACGCGCTCTCGTCAGTACGAGGTCGATCGATTCATCCCTTGGGATGAGTTCGGGGACGCGGGATGTGGTGAGCGATGACCGAGCCGCCCGCAGTGCTCGACGCCGCGCACCTGTGCCGCCAGCGCGAGTTCAGCCTGAATACCTTTGGCCCCGGCGCCCGGACGAACGGCGTTTTGGACCATATCGCCAAGGAACTGGACGAGATCCGTGCCGCGCCCCAAGACATCTCAGAGTGGGTCGACGTAATCATCCTGGCTTTCGATGGCGCCTGGCGCGCTGGCTGGGAGCCGCAACAGATCCTTGACGCCATCGTGGCCAAACAGTCAAGAAACGAACAGCGGGAATGGCCCGACTGGCGCACCGCCGACCCGGAGAAGGCGATCGAGCATGTGCGCAAGGCGGTGCAGTAGTGCCCATCCGCCCGGAGAACCGCGACCGCTACCCCAAGGACTGGCCCGAGATATCGCGCCGCATCCGTTTCGAGCGCGCCCAAGGCCGCTGTGAGTGCGAGGGCGAGTGCCTGCGGGGTACACACCTTGACCGCTGCCCGAACGTCAACGGACAGCCCGCATACGGCACCGGCAGCCGAGTCGTGCTCACCGTCGCGCACCTCAACCACACCCCCGAGGACTGCCGCGAGGAGAACCTACGCGCGATGTGCCAGGGCTGCCACCTGCACTACGACCTGGAGCACCACGCGCAGACGCGCCAGCGGGCACGCACGGCGGCTCTTGAGGCACAGATGGACCCGATGTTCGGCCCCGAGATTTTGGGGTGAGAAGGAGTGCCGAACGTGCCGCAGTCTGAATACATGCACGCGAATCAGAGAAAGGAACACCGTGGCTAACTCGGCCGGAATGCTCAAGGAATCAATCTGGCGCGACGGCCATTTCCGAGCGCTCACGCGCACCGCGCAATGCACCTATGCGCAGCTGCTCAGTCAGAAGGATCTCGACCGCGCCGGGATGCAACCACTTCAAATCACCAAGTGGGCCAAGGGGTGCAACGAGATGTCCGTTCATGACCTACAGGCCGACCTCGACGAGCTGGAGCGTGAACGGTTCGTGTTCTACGACGAGGACACTGACGAACTGTTCGTGCGCGCCTACATGCGCACCACCGAGGTCACCCGGTATCCGCAGTACCTCAAGAGCGCCTTGAAATGCGCCGTCATGGTGGCCTCGCCCAAGCTGCGCCATGAGCTGGCGGTCGAGCTACGTCGCCTGCGCAAGCCTGAGGCGACCAAGGTCGCCGATGAGATTGACCCGTCTGACCCTGACCCCGATGACACCGTGACGGAACCGTGCGAGAACGCTGACGGCACCGTGCCCGAAGGGTGCGAGAACCCTGCCGGAACCGTGAACCCTGACGGCACCGTGCCCGAACCCTCTAGGGAAAGGGTAAGGGTAGGGGTAAGGGAACTTACGTTGGTAAGTACTCAAGTTGGGGAGCGCTGCGCGCCGCCCCCCGAGTTCTGCCCCAAGCATCCTGGCGGCACCGAGGACCCGTGCCGCGCCTGCCAGCGCTACCGGGAGCAGTACTCCCAGTGGGCCGCAGACGACGCGGCTGTCGCCGCCGCCGAGCAGCGCGCACAACACCGGGGCGAGCGAGATGCCAAGCGCCAGGCCATCGCCGCGTGCCGCCTGTGCGACCAGGACGGCTACAACGGCCTCTCGGTGTGTGATCACGTCGACCGCACCGCCACCGCCAGATCCGGACTCGCCAGAGCCCGCGCAGCGCTCGAAAATCCTCGCGCCGCGACCGGATAGTCACTAACCCCCCGAAATCCCGCCAGCGTTCAACTCAGCCCCAGGAATCGATATGCGAACGGAGACACGATGACCCAGAAAACGGACCCCGAGCGGTTTACCTGCCCCGGGCTGGAAGAGGGCGGGCGCGTGGCCATCCAGCTCACCGACGGCACGCTGATCGAGGGGTACCTCTACGACGGCCAGCTGCACGACAAACCACGCAAGCCGTCGCCGTCGGCCTACACCCTCGATTCGGTGTTCGCCTTTCGCAATCCCCTCGACCTGAAACTCGATACCCCGTTCTGGCCGAACCGTCCACCTGCGCCCTGGCGTATCTGCAAGCGCGGCGGCGAGTGGCGAATCGAGAAGCGGCTCACCGATGGCTACGAGACCTGGTGCCGATTCGACGAGGGCACGGATGCATTCGGCGCGTTTGCGGCCGGTGGTGCGCGATGAGGCACGGAGCCGCCGACCGCATCGCGCAGATATGCGAACACCTCTGCATTCCGCTGCAGCCCTGGCAGCGCTACTACCTCGCCCAAATCGAGCAGCACTATTTCGATGTCCAATTCGCCAAGATGGTAAGGGGATTCAACCGTTGACCAAGTGCAAGCGGTGCGAACGCGCAACCGATCTGTTCGTGTGCAAGGCCTGCATCGCGGAGTTGCGCAAGCGCCTGGCTGATCTGCCGTGGTGGATCGACCGACTCACCGAGACCGCTGTCGGGCAGGCGAACCTGGGCGACGGCGCACGCAAGGGCGAGCGCCGCGACGTACTGCACGGCGACGACACGCTCGTGAGCCACGTCGAACCGTTCCCGCGCGACAAGGACACCACCCCGACCGCCAGGGACCATCGAGACCGACACCAGGCCGCACTGTGGCATGCCCTGGCACTCGGCCGGGTCAACGGACGCGCCAGTGACGAGCTCGACCGAATCCGCAACGCGTTGTCGACGACCATCCGCGACATGTGCGAGACGCGCGGGCTGGAGGTACCCGAATTCCGCACCCGGCCAAGGCCGCTGCCGATGGTCGTCGAGCCGGATGCACGGCGGCCGGCAGATCGGTTCAGCCTCGATTCGGCACCGCCGGCCCGGGCGGGCTCGTGTCGACGGTGCTTCGTCACGCTGCCCGCCTCGGCGCCCGGGCCACTGTGCGACGACTGCGACGGCGCCCCAGAGATGTGCACGGCCGACGACTCCCCCGCGGATGATCTACGCGTGACCTACGCCGGAAGGCGCGGCGACGAGACGCACTCAGTCGCCACGACAGCGCGCATGGCCAAGTGGCTGCACCGGCACGCGGCCAATATCGCGCTCCAGGAGAACGGCGCCGAGATCTGCGACGAGATCGAGCAGGTGTACCGGTCAATTACACGCGTGGTGAACCGCCCACCCGAGCCCATGATCATCGGGCCGTGCATCACCGACCCGGCACCCGATGAGGTGCTTGCCGAGCGAGGCCGACGCGGGGACAACTCAACCCGGTGCGGGTACGCACTCATGGCGCCGAGTCACAGCGGCTCAATCGTGTGCCCGCAGTGCGACACCGCGCATTCGGTGGCCGACGTGCTGGCGCGCAACCTCGGCGAGCTCGACGACCGCAACGCGACCGTGCGCGAGCTGGTCGACGTGATACTCCCCCGCCTCGGCGAGCACGTGCCGCAGCGGACCATCGAGCGGTGGATTAGACGCGGGTGGGTGCCGGTGCGCGGCCGGGATGCTCAGGGCCACCAGATGGTTCGCATTGGGGATGTGCGCGCGGTGCGAGCGGGGAGGCCGAGGAACACCAGGGCGTAATACTGAAATGTTTGCTGCATCAAACCACCATGAGAGATAACGGTTGCTAGCGGACGCCCGATATCTGCTTCGATATGTCAAGATTGGGTGCGTGATCCAGATATGGGAAACTCGCTACGCTGCAGGCAAGAGCGTCGCAAGAGCGATGAGAATCGCATGCTGGCTGGTGGCCGCAGAGTACGTCGTCCTGGTGGGTTCATTCGTATTGATGGCGCTATTCGACGAACGCACTTTAGGGTATACGGTGGCCGCTTACGGCGCGCTGACCTTTATGATGCTGGTGCTCGCATCCTTGTGCATAACTGGAGCACTCTCCGTAGTTCTTGAAAGCGCGGAGAAACAGCGCCTTCGGGAAACCCCTTCGACTGTCTGGGGGATGATTTGGACCCCCTCGCCGCAGAATTTGATGTTTGCCACGGCTTTCATGCCGGCACTGGCGCTAATTGGTCCACTGCTCGCGGCTAGGGGATTGGATCCTAATCACTCCCCGACACCCGTGTTGAACTGCTTTATCATAATTGCGATGGCATCCCTTGGCGCGATGCATGTTCGTTGCTTCTGGCGTATTTGGCGGAAGATGGATAGAGAGGTCAAGAAGGGCGAAGAGGATCTATTCCGTGATTTCGACTGGACACTCTTTGACAGCGACGACAGGGCGCGCTTTCGCGAGAAGTATCCAAACACACACTGGAAGTTCCCCGCAGATGCGGATTGTGACGCTGAGATCGACTGCTTCATCAGGCGTGCCAGGAGTATGCACTCCAGGATTCAATTGTTTAATGCGGTAATTGCATTGTTGATCACATTTGCCGTCGGAGAGCTATTCAGGCGAACAATTACCGCTTGGGTCGAGATAGCAAGAAATAACGGTAGTACGCTTCTCGCGATGGGGGTGACTTTTGCGCTGTTCGCAATAATGGGATTCTTCTTTCTGCCCCTTCAACTCCAGCGGCGGGCCACTCGCTATGAGGACTTGCGGAAGGATTATGAAAAGTATCTTGAGAAAAGGGACACGCCCCCTGCGGCGTGACCGTCAGGCGTACATGCCACAACGAGTGACGCCCAGCGGCGGCACTCGCTCGCCCTGCGTGATCGGTCTGAATGGTGTCAGTCCCTCGGTGTAGAACGTGCGCATGGCACGTCCACCGCGCGATAAGTTTCCCAACGCGTGCGTCGGTGACCTGGTGCCCAACGGCAATCAGGCGTCGCGGTACTTGTATCGGAGCGCGCGCACCGAGCTGTGGGTTCGCCCTAAGCGCTGGGCGGCCTCAATGACGGTCAGGCTGCGATCCAACGCGATCTCGATATCGCGGTCGGTCCAGGGTTGCTTGTAGTTGACCGCTGTGGGCCAGGTGGCCTGTTGCCGTCGTTGGCGCTCTGCCTCGGCAGCGTCCCGGCACCGCGGGCACAGACATCCGTATCGGCTCACGCCCGTGTTGGTTCCGTGCAGATGTTCAGGGACCTTGCCCTGCAGGCGCCCCAGCCACCGTGCGCGAGCCACAGTGACCGAATTGATCGAACGTCCCAACTCGGCTGCAATCTCCGTGGGTGTGCGGGACTCATCGGTCAGGACCGCGATCTCATCCTCGGTCCAGAGGCGCTGCTGTATCGGCTCCGCGCGCGACTCGCGCGCCGGGATCAAACCAGAGGCCTTTTGGCGCTGCAGGTCTCGAATGTGCTTGATCGCTCTGAAGGAACGCCCCAACCTGCGAGCCGCTTCAGTGCGGGAAATCGACCGATCCAACGCGATCGCGATCTCCTGAGGTGTCCATGAGCCGTAGCAGGCGATGTCGGTCTCGGCCACCCGCTCTAGCTCGGCTAGGCGACCACGTTTCTGGGCGAGCAGCTGCTCAATATCGCGTCCCCGGTATCGCTTTCGAGCCTTCTCCACCTGTAGCCGGGTGCGGCCCAACCTCGCGCCGGCCTCGGCGCACGATAGTGACCGGTCCAGCGCCACTGCCAGCTCGTCAGCGGTCCACCGCCGCTGAGCTACACCATCAGCCACACATGACAGGCTACTTCTGCGTCTCCGTGCACACCGTGAACCGGCGCACCGGATGCGGAAAACCACCGGTCGGACAATCAGCGTTCGTCGTCGTGTTCAAGACAAGGTTCAGCGGCTTCTCACGTTTTGGCTTCGACGCGTCATCACAGGCCGCACGAACCGCCGTCACCTTCCCAATGCTCAGACAGTCGTTCGCGCTCCACGCGTAATCCAGACAAGCCGTGAACTCACCTTCATCTGGATACATATAGAACTTGTGATCCACATCTGCTGGGCACTCGGCAGGCGTCGGAACGCGCTGAATCACCTTGTAACCGTTGGACGGCGAACCACAATCCACCACCTTTAGCTTCGCCGCCGTACTAGGCCCATCCAAACTCACACACGCACCCACCGGCGCAATAGAAGCGCCCGGTATCCCAGGCGCCTGTTCCGGAAACTGGCCGGGGATCTGATCGAATGCTTGCTGCGGAGTGGCTTTAGGGGTCACGGCGGGCGAATCCGCCCCGTTGCATGCCGCGGTTGCAGCGGCTACAGCTAATACCGCACAAGCCAGCTTAATCGCCACTATGTCCCGACCTGCCCAGCTTCCGGTACAGGTAGACCACGTACCCCAAACCGTAGATACCGACGACTCCCTCGGCGAGCACGAGATAAAGACCCGCCTGCGAAACTGCCCCGATGATCGATCCAGCTATCAAAAGAATAGACCCCACCGCTATTAAGGCGATCACAAGTCTCGGGTTCGACCTCATTGTTCTCATCCGCCCTTCCAATACGCCTATTACCTATTCGCGCAATCGATTCCGTTTATCACAGCGCCAGTAGTGACGACTCCACCACCGAGGATGGTCAGGCCCGTTGCCACCGCAGGCACCCCGATGGCTGCACCCGCCCCAGTCAACGATATTAGTCCCCCAGCCGCGACTAACAGACCACCCACAATTCCCATACCGATGTTCATCTTTTCACCGGTAGTGCACTGATTTTGTTCATGCTGCTGTTGCTCCAGCTGTTCAATCTTTTTGTCCTGCTCGGCGATCTTCTCGTCTTTCGCCCTGTTGGCCTTTTCCAGATCCTCGATCCTCTGCTCCAGGCTCGGTTTCTCCGTGGTGTTCGGCGGGCAGGCACCGTCACACGGCGACGGCGTGGGTGTCGGGTCCAGCCAGGGATCGAACCAAGCAGGGCTACGGCCGCCGCCACCGGCCACAGTTCCGCCGACGCTCACCAACGCTGCGGCTGGGGTGTTGCCCATTTGCAACATGGCGGCTTGGCACTTCTGCTGCTTCTGATCCAACTGCTGAGTGTCTTGGTCCTGCTTATTCTGCGGCTGCTGAGTCTGCGTCGGCGCCTGACTCGGCTGCTGCTGTTGCGGCTGCTGGCCCTGCTGAGGCTGTTGTGGCGAATTCTGTTGCGGCGCCTGATAATCAGGATTCGCCTTGCCCGGCCCTTGCGTGTACGGCGTCGCGTTCTGGTAGTCCGGGATCTGCGTGCCATGAGCGGGCTGTTGCGCCTGCTGCGGCTGCTGCCCGGCTTGCTGCCCTGGAACCTGTTGCGCGCCAGGCGATCCCGTGTTGTAGATTGAGATTCCAGAGTTCTGATCCATCGGCGGCTGATTGTTGCCGCCCTGGTAATCGGGCATTGAGCTGGGCATTTGCGGCGGCTGGAACTGCTGGCCCCCGTCCATGCCCGGCCCGCCGGTAGGTCCGCCTGGCCCTGTTGGATCGGCGGCTACGGTCGCGACCGCCGAGAATCCGCTACCGGGGAGGGTGTGGTCATCGACAACCTTCGCTCCACCGACAGCCAAAGCGACAATTGCCACCAGCGCCGAGGCTCGCCGCAAACCCGCTGGCATCGTCCAACGCTCCTTCATGACCATGAATACAACCGCCCCTTTCAGCCGACGCTGAACGCGCCCCTGGGCAGATCATTACACACATATGGTTGCCATGTCGAGAAAACCCCAGCTATTGAGTTAGCCACTTCAGCACGGGCTTGCATCTCCGCTGGTAGACACAGCATGAAGCCCCTCGCGCGGTACCGCGATCTTGGAGCAACATCGACCATGGGACGCCACGCCTCGGTCGGTGGGTCGGCCCGTGTTCGCCAGATCTCCATATCCTGACCGAGATCTGGCCGTCATGTCGGACTCTCGGCGTAGAACTGGCGAATGGACGCCCGGAAGGCCATTCGTGAGGTCATCGAGAGCATCCCGAACCTGTTCGGGATAACCCGAGGTGTGACAATCGGCGCCCAAGGTCAGACCGAGACCGTTCTCTACACGCAGGCGCAGGTCGCCGACATCATCGCCTCGATACTGACCGACGCCCTCAAGACCAAGGGGCATGTGGTGATCGCACTACCCGAGGTCGAGACCTACGAGTCCGGCCGGCAATACGTCCGGGTGCCCATCACCGCACAACCATGGTCTGACGGCGCCGTTCGCATCAGCCCGCACGGCGACCAGGTGGCCATTCGCAACGTGCCCGACAAGCTGCCCGTGCAGGACGCGCCAGCGCTGGCCTCGGCACTCATGGCCGCGCACACTGCGTGGCAGCGCAACAAACGCGGTGATGCTCACTGAGTACGGGACGTTAGCTTGTTCGATTTGGTTCGGTTGCAGCGCCAGCACAGCGTCTGCAGGTTCTCTATCGCTGTCATGCCGCCCTTGGATACCGGAATGATGTGGTCCACCTCAAGAAGGAGGTGCGGCTCTGCAGCGAGCGACACGGAACAGGATTGGCACGTGTAGTTATCTCGTGACTTGATGGTTTCGCGCAGCTTGGAGGTCATCATGGCGCGCTGCCCGGCGACACTCTTTCGCCATCGGATCTTTTGCGAAAGGGTTTCTACGAGAACGTCGATCGTTGGAGCGTTCAACGTGATGGTGGCCCGCTGAGAGCTATTTCCGCCTGCGCTGACGTACTCGAAAATATACACCGGGTACGGGACGGTAATCGTTGACAGATTCACCCCCACATGCCGCATAAACGCATCCTTGTAGAGCCAGAGAATGAACGCCGGCGGGTTGATCGATTCGGTGATGCTCTGCTCGCGCTGTTGAAGGTTGGCGAGGGCGGCTTCGAGTCGAGTAATGCTGTCGCCTAGATCTTCGGCCTGGGCGAGTTGGGTCTCATTTGGCTTGATGTTGAAGTACTTCATCAAGTACTTGAGAGGGTCAGCGCTAGCGTTGCGCACGACCTGTAGTGAGCAGTTGTGCACGTTAGGTGCTTGGTAACTCGCCATATTTCGATCGCGACGGTAGTTCCAATGGCTAGTGTTCTGGAACGATGCGAGGTGCGCATGCATGCCCGTGGACGAAAAGCCGAGCTGGAACAATCCGTTGCTGCGAATTTCCTCGGTATAGGCGGCAAGTTCGTTGTGCTCCGCGACGAACGACGCGATGTTGTTCTTGTGCGCCAAGAACTCTTGGCTACGAAAGTACACCTCTCTGAGGATGAACGTCACAACCCAGAACAGTATGAAGGCCCCCGCAAGGACACAGACAACCATAAAAAAGGCACCCATACCCGCCCCCGCGATCCTTACATGATTCCGTTGGAACGCTTGGAACTGTAGCGATGTGCGGCGCCCGTTTCCGGGCATTCCTGAAATCGAGGATTGACCTGGCGGAAGTGGGAGTAGTCAGCCTAGGGTTCTGCGACACGCGGGCCACTGGATAGTCCCCCCGACCTGCACGTATGGCAAAATGGCGCTCAACATGTCGGTGGGACAACTATGTCCATCGCATGGAAACCCCGGCCTAGCTGGGGTTTTCGTCGTTTCAGGGGCGATGTCCATTCCGCCCAACCTCATCCCTTAGCCCGAGGGGGACTCATGAAGCGCACCATTGCCCGCGCGCTGCGCAGGCTTGCGAATCGTCTCGACCCGTCGCGCGGCTGGACCGTCAAGGTCGAATATGCACATGCCGCGGCCGGGCGAAGCGCTGGCGACAAGTTCAGACACCACATGCAAGCACCTGGAAACCCGTTCCCCTGATGGCCAATCAGCTCTTGGTGGATCTGCTCACCCGCACGTTCGCAGCTGGCGCACTACCACATCCCGGCGATGAGAAATCGGGCCCGCGGACGATCCCAATTCCCGGCTTCCGCTCCACCGGCATGCCAGAGGCTCAAGCACAGGAAATGATCGGCCAGGCCGCAAAGCTCTGGGCCGAGGCCCTTGGGTCGGTCATCGATGGCGAATTCGACGTACTCACGAAAGCCGATGCGGCACAGCTGCGCCAGGACGCCGCAGAAGCGCCAGACGGCACCCGAATCGTCACGCTGTACGACCGCACCGACCACCAGCGCGCCACACCCTTGTTGGTGCTGACGGTCGGCAAGACCGACGACGTGACGATCGATGCCCGTCAACTACGAAAGTTCCTAGCCCAATGAGCAATATCAAGATCACTGTCGACGGCAAGGTCCTCATGGACACCGATCCGGGTAAGTGGCGTTCCACGCCGCCGGATATCCCCGACCTTAAGCGCCAATCTGGCGGGCAGGGTTGGGGCCTGGCTGTGATGGTCACTCTCGCGCAGGCGGGCACGCTGGCCGAGCTGGGCCAGCCCATTGGGGACACCACGATGACCATCACTACCCGCGCCAACGGCTGGACGCTGGATGTGGAGCAGGACGGCAGCGAGCCATCCGTCGCACCCGTCAAGGTCGCGCCAGCACCTACTGCACCACCAGCGCACGCCGAGGCCGAGCCGGACACCGCACATGCCGAGGCCCGGCCGTAAGGCCAGCACCACCGATCGCGGTCTGGGCTGGAAACACCAACAGCAAGCCGAAGGGCTGTTGCGCCGTCACGTAGACGGCACCCTGTGCTGGTGGTGTGGCCTGCCGATGTTCAAAGCGCCCTTGCTGGAGCGCAACTGGGACCGCAAGCAGCTGGCCGCAGACCATAGTCAGGCTCGGGCATTCGGCGGACAACGCGCCGATCGCCTACTACATGGCATCTGCAACAGTCAGCGCCAGGACGGCAGACATGACGCCCACCGGCCCGTGGCCCTCGACGTTTATCCATCCGAGTGGTCCGGTGTCCTTGCGTCACTGGGCATCACCACCGCGCCCGTCCTCACTACCGACAACCTGGCGATGGACTGGTGACGCTCTACCTGGTGACCGGCCCGCCTGCGGCCGGCAAGTCCACATGGGTACGACAGCACGCCAAGCATGGCGACATCACGATCGACTACGACGCCATCGCTTCGGCGCTCACGCCCGCGGGTGGAGATCCGCACGACCCGCCGCAGCACATCCGCTCGGTCACCAAGGCTGCACGGCTGGCCGCGATCGATACGGCGCTGACGTTCGCGGTCCAGTGCGATGTGTACCTGATCCACTCCATGCCCGGGGAGGGCTTGCTCGCGCGTTACCGATCCGCTGGCGCGCAGGTCATCACGATCGATCCTGGTCAGAGCGTGGTCATGGCCCGATGCAAAGCCGAACGACCGTGGCGCATGGCGCAGGCAGCAAAGCGGTGGCACGCCGAGCAGTCGCACAGCAAACATGCCGAACCTGCCAGCAAACACGACGGAGGTGTGATGTCGTGGTGATCACCAGCCGATGGACCGAAAAGGGCCTGACCAGCACCGATGCATACCGCCCCAAGCGCCATAACCGCAGGTCAGAGCCCCTCCCCCTGAAATTATCCAGGTGGGGGGCCTTCCTGACCCCCGGAGGCTCCCGTCAGGATTTTTTTTCGGATCACGGATAGCAATGCCCACCCGCAAACCGGCAAACCAGGCAGCAAAGCCAGCTAACACCCCAGTTAAGCGTGCCGCCCGGAAGCAAACAGCCAGCAAGACCCCCGGTCAGAAGCTCATCGACGATCTGTCCGAACCGGGCGACCCCTTCTCGCTGCGCATTCTCATCGAGCAGGCCGGGCACGCCGCCGACTACCTCGCCCGCATGAACGCACTACTCAACGGCGACCGGGAGGCCTGGCTACAGGTCAAGATCGGCACCGAGACGACGGAGGTCGTCGTGAACAACGTGCTGGTACAGCAGCGCGCCCAGTCCGAGCAGCTGCGCAAGCTCATCGCGGCGGTTCACTCCCGGCGCGGCAAGGCACCGAGCAAGCCCAATGGCGCAAGCCCGCTCGAAAAGTACTAAGGCGGGTCTTCCGGCTTGGGTCGGGTCCTGGCCACGCCTCAAGGGCCGCCAGACACCGGAATTCGAGTCGCGGCACCCCGGCGACGAGTCGGCGCAAGCCGACCGGTGTGGCCGGTTCGGGTTCGACATCGGGCTGCGCACCATGCCGTGGCAATGGCGCTCGCTACAGGGCATCTTGTCGGTCCAGGACGCTACCGCCGAAGAGATCGAGGACGCCGCCCGCGAGGGACGGCCACCTATCCGGCTCTGGACTCACCGCGACGTGTGTATCGAATGCACACGCCAGCAAGGCAAGACGCTGCTAATCGTTCTGCTGATCTTGTTCCACATGTACGTGCTGCGCTCGGCGCGCATCATCTACACCGCCCAGCGCTGGTCGACCGCCTACGACGTGTTCAAGCGCGTGTGGGCCGTGATCGATCGCGTGCCGTGGCTACGCGAGAGGCTGGCCGATAAGCCCTCCAAGGCCGGGAATCGTGGCGTGATCAAGCTGCGCGATCCGAACACCGGCCAGATCGTGTGCGAGGCCGAGTTCGGTCCCCGCTCGCAAGACTTCGGCCGCGGATACACCGAGATCGACCTCTTGATCGTCGATGAGGCCTACGACATCGACCCCGGCGAAGAACAGAACCTCACCGGCGCCCAGTCGGCGGCCAAAAACCCGCAGACGGTGTACATCTCGACCTCACCGGTAGCCAGCATTCACCCGAAGTGCCACACGTTGACCGGCATGCACCGCCTCGGGCACCAGCAGGCCCCGGACCTGTACTACGCGCTGTACGCCGCGCCCCGAGACATGCCGCGCAACGAACCGGACACCTGGGAAGCGGCCCAGCCGTCCTACGGCGTGGCGACCAACGAGCGCGAGATCCGCTCCAAGCTGCAGAAGGCCAAAACCCTGGAGCAGCGCGCGATTTTCGACGCTGACTATCTCGGCTGGGGTGACTACCCGCCCGACGAGGAAGAGATCAGCTCGCCGATTCCCGAGGCGATATGGGGCGATATGGCCAATCCCGACGCCAAGCTCATCGGCTCGCGCGTGATCGCGGTGCGCCGCGCACGCAACCGTGACGCGTGGTCGATCACCGCCGCGCAGTGGGCCACTGACGGCCGCAGCCACATTGAGGTAGGTCCGCTGCGCAACGGCTCGCACACCGAGATCGCCAAGTACCTGATCGCCAAGGTGACCGAGTGGAACCCCATCGCCTTGGTGATCGACCGGAAGAACACTGCCAACGTCCTGGAACCGCTACTGACAGCCGCTGGCATCGAGCCCAACATGATCGGCACCCCCGAAATTGCCCTCGCCTGCGGTGGCCTGCTCGATGATGCGTTGGCGGGCAAGCTGTCCCACAGTGATCAGCCAGTCCTGAATGACTCGGTGGTCAGCGCGACCATGCAAGAGCTGCCACAAGGCGACTTCATCTGGGCAGAGGACTACACGGGCGCTGGAACGCCGCTGGTGTGCGTCTCGATGGCGCACTGGGCACTACTGAAGTTCGGCGTCAAGGCACCCGCCAAGACCGTCAGCCCCCGCACCGGGGCCGCACGAGAGCACCAATCACACCGGCATACCGCCGATTTCGACGCAATGAGCGCCGCATTCTGAGAAAGGGGGCGAGCATGGCCGATCAGCAGGCACCGAAGAAGACCGCCGCCCCGCGTACCGAACAGGGGTACGTGCTCAGCTCGGCCGGCGCGACCGGCTGGGGTGGACCTATCGACCAGTTCGAGCAGACCACCGACCTGATCTGGCCACTGTCGGTGTGGACCTACACGCGCATGGTCCGCGAGGACGCCCGAATCTCGTCGGTGCTGCGGGCAATTGGGCTACCCATTCGCCGCACCGCGTGGCGTATCCGGCAGAACGGCGCCAGCGATGAGGTCACCGAGTTCATCGCCCGCAATCTGGGTCTGCCCATCGAGGGCGCCGCCGACGAGGACGAACCCCCGGCGCGCACCCGTGGCCGGTTCTCCTGGGACAAACACCTGCAGCAGGCCCTTATGGCATTGCGGTACGGGCACTCGGTATTTGAGCAGGTCTACCGTCTCGAAGGCGAGGGCGCCAACGTACGCGCCGTGCTGCGCAAGCTCGCCCCGCGCCCCCAGGTGACCATCGCCAAGTGGAACGTCGACCGCGACGGCGGTCTGGTCTCGATCGAGCAACACCCCTCCAGCGGGTTCACCATGACATCGAGCGGAGTGGCGATACCAGCTGGCGGGCCGCTGGATTCGATCATTCCCATCAACCGGCTGGTCGTGTACGCGCACGAACCCGACCCGGGGGTGTGGATCGGCAACAGCCTGCTACGGCCCGCCTACAAGCACTGGAAGCTCAAAGACGAGCTGATGCGCATCGAGGCCGCCGCAGCACGCCGCCACGGCATCGGCGTCCCGGTCATGAAGGGCAACGCGACCGACTCCGAGGACCCGGACCGGATGGAAGAGCTGCTGGCCATCGCGTCGGCGTTCCGAGGCGGTGAAACGGCTGGCCTTGCCATCACCGAGGGCGAGGACTTCGCGATCGCCTCACCATCGGGAACCCCAATAGACCCGCGCCGTGCGATCGAATACCACGACCACCAAATGGCGCTGGTTGCGTTGGCGCACTTCCTGAATCTGGACAGCAAGGGCGGCTCCCATGCCCTGGCTAGCGTGCAGGCCGACACGTTCGTACAGTCCGTCCAGACGGAAGCCGAGGACGTGCGCAACACCGCGCAAGCCCATGTCGTCGAGGATCTGGTCGACCTCAATTTCGGCGAGGACGAACCGGCGCCGCTGCTGGTGTTCGATGAGATCGGTTCGCGCCAGGACGCTACCGCCGCGGCACTGCAAATGCTGGTCAACGCAGGACTGTTGACACCCGACGCCCGTCTTGAGGCCTTCATCCGCTCGGCCACTGGCCTACCCGGTCCCGATCCCAACGCGCCCGAGGACGAACCGGAGCCCGACGACGAATCCGCCGCCGCGCCCCGCAACAGCGGAGGGCCGGTGCGTGTGCGCACCCATACCCGAGCGCGCCCCGGTGGCGCCAGCACGGCCACGAGGAACGGAGACCCGACGCTGTGGTGACCAAGAATCGCACGGCGGGCCAACGCCCCCCGTGGTACAGCATCCGCAATGCCGCCAAGACCGATGACGGCCCGGCCGAGCTGCTGATCTACGACGAAATCGATTCGTGGTACGGCATTTCCGCCGAACAGTTCGCCCGCGACCTGATCGCGATCGACAACGATGCCATCACGGTGCGCATCAACAGCCCCGGCGGCTCGGTGTTCGACGGCATCGCCATTCTCAACGCGCTACGTGATCACCCCGCCACGGTGACCGTCGTGGTCGACAGCCTCGCGGCCTCGATCGCCTCGGTGATCGCGATGGCCGGCGATGAGATCGTGATGAACCGCAACAGCCAGATGATGGTGCACAACGCCTGGGCGGCGTGCGTCGGAGATGCCCGCGCCATGGAGAAGAGCGCGGCGCGACTGGCCCAGCACAACACCAACATTGCGCAGATCTACGCCGACCGAGCAGGGGGCACCGTCGAGGACTGGCTCGACGTGATGGCCGAGGAAACCTGGCTGCTCGCCGACGAAGCGGTCGAGGCCGGTTTGGCCGATCGTGTCGTCGAGCTACCCGAGCCTGACTCCAAGTCCGCTGCCGCGCGTGCATCGGTGTTCGATCTGTCGGCGTTCCGCTATGCCGGACGCCAATCCGCGCCCGCGCCACGAATTCCGCTGGTGCACAACAAGACCCCTCGGCCCGAGAAGGGCGAGGTCAACAGAGGAAAGGAGCCCATTGTGGCAACCCTGAATGAGGGCCTCGCCAAGCTGCTCGGTATCGATGCCGACGCCGACGACGAGACCATTTTGTCTGCTGCCGCCGAAGCGCTCGAAGAGCGTGCCGACGACGGCCAGGAGAGTGACGAAACCCCGCCCGCTGCACCGACTTTAGAGCAGGCCACGGCGGCGCTCGCCAAGGCCGGTATGACGGTCGTTGAGCGGGCCCAGTACGAGGCCACCGTCGCGGCCGCACGGGCGGGCGCCGAGGCGCGCGCCCAGCAGTTGCGCGAGGGCGACGAGCGTGTGGTCGATCAGGCCATCGCCGAGGGCAAGGTCGCCCCGGCACGTCGCGAGCACCACTTGCAGGCGCTCGCCGCCGACCGCGAGGGACACACCGCCGTGCTGGCCGCGCTGGCACCCGGGGTGGTCCCTCTCGCCGAGACGGGGCATTCCACGCAGCCCGCAGACGGTCCGGTGCCCAATGACCTGAGCTGGTTTGACTCCGCGCCCACCGCGCCGAGTTCGGAAGGGAAGGAATAGATCATGACCAACGAGAACGTGGGCGTCTACGAGCCCGGCCGCGACATCACCGGCCGCGCAACAGCTGCCATCACCGGTAAGCGGTTCCTCAAGATCAGCGGCAACCGCACCGCCACCGGCAACATCGCCGTGGCCCCCGCTGATGCGGCGGGCCGGGTATGCGGCGTCTCCAAGTACGACGCGGCCAGCGGCGACATTGTTGGTGTGGCGCGGGGCAATTCGCGTGTCACCTACGTGACCGCCGACGGCGCGCTCGCCGCATTCGATGAGGTCGAGGTCGGCACGGCCGGCAAGGCCAAGAAGTTCGCCAGCGGCGTCGCCGTTGGCTACGCACTGTCCGCGGCCACCGATGGCGCCGACGCCGAGATCAGCCTCTACTAGGAAAGGGCTACCCACCATGACAACATCTCCCGTCGCGTACCCGCTGGGTGCGCCGGTCATCAATGACAACAAGATCTCGGTCGACCTGGCATATAAGCAGCCCGGCCGGATCACCAAGCGGCTCTCGGACCTGACGCTGCAGAAGTTCATTACCCCGGAACTGTTTTCGTCCTCGGGGGCGAGCACCACCGCCGGGGCGATCATCTACGACGTGATCCGCATCAACGAGCTGTACACCAAGAACGATGTGGAACAGCGCGGCCCGTCCGATGAGTACACGATCGTGCAGGGTGAGCGCACCCAGCCCGAGGTCGCCAAGTCCGAGGACTGGGGTGGCAAGTTCTGGATGTCCGATGAGGCGATCCGGCGCAACGACCGCGCCCAGATGGACCGCCTTACCACACAGCTGGCGAACACGCTGGTGCGCAAGATCAATCAGCGCACCGTGGCCGTGCTGGAGGCCGTTATCGCCAGTCTCGGCGGCGCGGGTGTCATCCCCGGACACGACTGGGGCAACGTCACCCTGACCGGCAACAACCCGACCCCGAACAACGCCCGGCCATTCGCCGACATCATCGCCGCGCAGCTGGCCGCCGATGTCGAGGAATTGGGCTACGTCTACAACGTGTGGGTCGTCAACCCCGTGCAGTACGCGGACCTGCGCATCGCCTACGGACCGGACTTGCCGCAGATCCTGGCCGACGCCGATATCTCGATGTTCCGGTCCAACCGCGTCGCCAATGGCAGCGCCTACGCGGGTGTGCGCGGCGGTGTCGGGTTCCTGGACTACGAGCAGATGCTCTCGACCGAGACCTGGCGCGAGCCCAAGACCAAGCAGAACTGGGTCCAGTCTTCGGTGCTGCCGATCATGGGCGTCACTGACCCGTACGCGGTCAAGAAGGTGACCGGATTGAAGGGCGCCCCGTAATGCCCGAGGTCACAGAACATCGGGTGACTGCGGCGACATGGGAATACCTCACGCCCGCAGGCACTCGGCGGCGCGCGTTTTTCGGCGAGCTCGTCACGCTCACCGACGAAGAGGTCCAGCGCGGCCTCGCCGTCGGTGCACTCGGTGTTGAGCTGCCGGCCGAATCGACCGATGACGACAGTGATGTGGTCGAGGCGGATGCCACCGATGACGGCGACACCGACAGCGGCGACGGTGGGGATGGCGATCCCGGCTCCACCGCAGGCGATTCCGGGAACCCGAGCCAGGCCACCGGTACCGAGGGTGATGCGCCTCGTAAGAAGCCGCTCAAGGCCGCGACCAAGGCCGTCCTGGTCGACTGGCTGATGGCCAACGGCACGTATGACCGTGACGAGCTGGAGGCACAGGAGAAGGACGACCTGTGGGCGCTGATCGAGGCCACGGACTAGTTTCGTGACCGACTTCCTTGACGTAGAGGCGTTCGCCGCCATGTTCCGGCCGCTGTCGGCAGCTGAGAAACTGGTGGCGGCGCCTCTACTGACGGTCGTCTCCGATTGGATACGCGACAAGAAACCGGCCATTGCCAACGATGATCCGGCGGCCAAGGTGGTCACATTCGAGGTCACCCGGGACGCGCTGATGTATGGCGAGTTCGGCCCGGTCTCATCGTTCACCAAGACAGTGGGCCATCGCACCAAACAGGCTGCGATCGATCGCGAAGCCGTCGAGAAGTTCATCGCACGCCGCCACTACCGCATGCTCGGCCTGGCGCTACAGGCCAAGGCGCGCGGCCACTTCCCCAGGGGTGACTACTGATGGACACCCTGGGCGGGCAGCGGCTCGCGATCGTGTGGGATGTGCCGGTGCTCGACGGGCAGGGCGACCCGATCCTGGACGAGTACCGCAAGCCGCAAGTCACCGAACGCGTTGTATGGGTCGATAACTGCCTGTTCGAGGTGCAGTCGACGGCCGAGGACAACCAGGCCATCACCACCACAACCACTGAGCAATCGTGGGCGTTCCTGCCGGTCATCGATGGCCATATCCCCGCCGTCGACGGCACCGGTGCCGCCGCGCCCGTCGCGGTCGCCGACATCCGATCGGCGCACCGGATTCGCCACCTGGACCGCGATCACAGCATGGTCGGTGACGCAGTGCTCGAATTCGACCTCGACGGCCACGAAGATCATGTGTTCTGTATCTGCCAGCGCAGGGTCGGCTGATGGCCGCAGATCGCACACCCAACCCGCTGGTCGCGTTGGGTGTGCCGCAGTCCGATATCGACAAGGCGATCCACACCTCGGCGCAAGCCAAAGCCGAGAAGGCGCGCGTCGGCAAGGAGATGGCCGCACACGCCAAGTCCATCTCGCCGGTCGATCACGGCGACTACGGCGCGGCGTGGAAAGTGCAGCAGGGCAAGGGCCGTGACGATGACACCAAGGTCATCAACGACAACTTCAAAGCCCACTGGATCGAGGACGGCACCGGGGGCACCAGCCCGACACCGGAGTTCGCCGTCGCGGCCCGCACCGCCATCGCGTTCGGCGGCACCGCCGCCGATGTCATCAACAGGCCCGACTGATGACCGTCGCGCTGCATGAGCAGATGCCCCCCAACGCGATCGTGATGATGCTCGCCCACCTCGCACCGCTGGGCCCCTGCGACATCGAACGCAAGCCCGACGATCCGCTGCCGTTCCGCCAAGTCAACATGATTGACGGCACCTACGACGCGAACCTGTTCTACTGCACCGCTGTCCTGTCGATCCACACCTTCGGCAAGACGATCACCGAGGCGCAGCGCGAGGGCGCCAAGACCGATCGGCGGATCATGCTGCTCGGTAGCGAGATCGTCGATGTGCCCATGCCTGACGGCACGCTCGCCAACGTCGACTACATCGACTTTCAGCAGCTCTCTACGCTGCGCGAATACAAGGCCGACAACGCCTTTCGCCTCAAGGCGATCTGCGAACTCGGCTTGTCCTTCATCTAAACGTCGCGGTCCCTCGATCGCGTCGCGGCGCTGTGCCGCACCAAATCGCCGGAATCTGTTCCCCTTTCCGGTTCCTCACCTATGAAAGGAGCGTCACATGACGCAACCCACACCCGGCGTTGACTGGAGCGACGGCGGATTCAACGACGTTGATAACCGGTTCGCCATTCGTGGCCCACTGGTGGCCGTGCTGATCCGCGACTACCGCGGCGCCGCGACCGATATCAGCCCGCACGTGTTCAACCCGCTCACCGAGGACGGCAAGCTACGCCCGGATCTGTTCGCGCAGCGCAAGATCGGCGGCGAATGGCGCACCAACCCCGAGCCCAACCAGGGCTGGCTGTTCATGGGTGCCAACACCAAGACCGGTGGCCCCGAGCGCGAACCGAACGTCGACGTCAGTCCGCTGGAGATCTTGCAGTCGAACTTCCCGATCGAGAACGACATCACCAAGATCGGCAAGACGGTGAAGTTCACCCCGATCGAATCGCTCAAGCCGTTGATCAAGCGAGTGCGCAACAACCTGCCGCTACAGGACGAGGACGGCAACCTGCTGGTCGAGGACGCCGGTCAAAAGGACTTTTTCGTCGGCACCCCGCTGGAAGCCGATTTCGTTCCCCGCCAGCTGCTTTTGGTGCGCGCACGGTCCCGGGCCGGCGGCAAGCTGTACACCGTCGAGCCCATCCCGCTGTGCAAGCTGACCAAGATCGGCGCGGCCAAGATGGACAAGGAAGACGCCGACGCCGCCGAGTTGGAGTTTTCGCTCGAACCTGACCCGTTCTTCCTGATCCCCGATCCGCGCAACCCGGGCATCCTGATTCCCGGCCTGGATGGCGAATGGGTCGGCGGCAAGGGCTGGACCACGATTCAGGGCTCCCCCAAGGTGTCGAACACCCCGCCGACGGTCACCCCCGGTGCCGCCGGTAAGGCCGCGATCGTATTAGCCGACCCCACGGGCGCCGGTGATCCGTTCACCTTCGCCGCCGAAAGCACCGTCGATGACGGGACCACCTGGCTGCCCGCAGAGCTCGATGGGCCCGCGGTCTCGTCCGGTGGCAACACCACAGTCAAGGTCAAGGGCGTGGCGGCCGGTGCGACCAAGTTCCGCGTGAAGGTGACCGGCACCAACGGCGCTTCGGTCTACACCCCGAAGTCCGCCGCCGCGACCATCGCCTGATGAACCCTCACCTGGCGGGCGTCGGGCTGCGCCCGCCAGGTGAGCCCCCCCATTCCAGCCCGAAACCCCAAGCCCACCAGCCCGAAAGGAACAACCATGAGCACCGAAGACACCACCGACGTTCTACACCCCGTCGACCCCAGAAAGGCACGCGAGCAGGCCGCCGACTACCTCGGATTCATGGCAGGTGTGCCCTTTGATCTCGGCAACGGCGAAGTTTGGGAGCTGCCCAACCCCGCGTTTCTCGATACCGAGCAGCGCAAGCGGTACCGCGACTACCAGCGGGAGATGAATGCTCTTGACACCGAGCTGGTCGACCATCCGCGGTCAAGTCCAGGGACGTGGTGTACGACGTCGTCGTGTGATTCTTCGATGTGATGGTTCAGGCAGTCAGGGCTGCGGGGGTGGCCTCCT